AACATTAAGTTAACCCAGAGTGTAACCTACAGTATAACCTATAGTATAACCTAGAGTGTTACTCTTAGTGTATACTACTACATATATATCTTATCTTATATCTTATAGTTATACTTAAGTTATACCTATAGTTATACTTAAGTGTATCTATTGTGGTGTGTCTCAAACCGGGGGGTGGGGTGTGGTCTCCTCCAATATGAGGGGAAAATTAAAACCCTAAGTAAAACAATAGGTTACACACTGTAAGTAAAAGCGCTAAATTACACTGTTCCACTTGGCTCTAACAGCCCCACTAAAGTTACCCCTCAGCGCATTCTTTTGGTATTTCTTAAGCTCTACCATCATGTCTTCTTCACGCTTTTTCTTGACCCCTAGCTTCTCATCCCTAGCCATAATCTCAGTGAAGTAACTCACAGCGATACTAAGGGCATCCACACGGTCATCATGCTTAAGAGCGCCTCTCTCAGCACACAGGCGTGTCATCTGGTACACCAGAGACTTCTCCACCTTCACAGAGGATTCATACTTCTGGACACTCTCAAAGTCCTCCTTGAGAACCTCAGGGTCTATGACCAGCTTGTGCCGCATCATGACAGGCTCCAAGGTGTCGATCATACGAACCTCTTTCTGTTTTGAGTGTCGTACTTCCTCTAGTGCACACTTGTGGTACTTGAGTAACACGGGTTGAAACAATTTGTTGAACATACCGTCACCGAAGTTGCTCTCAGTGATCACGTAGTTCACCTCTTCATCCCTAGCGATCTTAGCGAGTGCCTCTAGTGTCTGATCGTCATACCCTCCGGGTAGACCACCGCACCTACGGACCACTAGATACCCATTGATGTATTTGACTACAGCATACCCAGTTTCGTCCCTTCCTCGACCACTAGGGTCAACACTGAGAACACTCCCTGTGTACTCAGAGAACATGTTTGAGTGTCCAGCGACTGCGTACATGTAATCCCCAGCCATAGCTAGGTTAGGGATATTTCTGATCATTCTATCAGGGTGAGGTAACCAGTTGATTTCCATAGGGGCCTTAGACACCTCTGTTGGCATGATCAACAGGTCTTTAACCTTTAGAGGGAACTTCTCCATGTCACTCAACTGAGTGTTCAACATGAATTGCAGCTGGAAGCCAGCCTTCCCGTATTCAGCCTCACGATCCACTAGGTCAGCCTTATCAAACCTCTCAGGATCAGAGGGTTCCCCTGACTGCCCCCTATCATACATCTTCCTGATAAACGGGGCGAGGTCCTCAGAGTACACAGCCATCTGAGCTTTCGTAGGCACTAGGGCTGGCCAGATGCGCTTCTCAAACGTGCTAGGGAGTTTGTTGTAAATACTATCCTGAGTCTGAGGGGTCCCTAGATAGATAATCTTAGCACTAGGAAGCGGCTTCAAGATTGCTGAGTATTCCTTAGTTCTCTCAAGGAGCTTCTCACGCATATCTGAGGTCATCGAGTTGTTAACAACTTCAACGTCATCAGAGACGATGATGTCTGCGCGACTACCAGTTAACTGCGAGGTAATACCTAGAGAGCGCACTGAGGGACTCTGATCAGGGACAGCAGGTCCAACATCAAATTCAATCTTAGACTGCCGCTGCTCTGCTCTAGGCTTCAGGTGTGCCAACACAGGCATCTCTAAGAGTAACCTCATGGTAAACGTAGTGAAGTTATCAGCCCTGTTCTTAGAGGCTGAGACAACCATGATCTTCTTCTGAGGGTCCTTATAGAGTTCCCAGAGCACATAAGCACTCGTCACGAATGATTTACCACACCCTCGAAACGCCTCAATACAGACTTTATTAGGACCCTTCTGAAGGTAATTAGCCATGTCATACTGAAGAGGTGTAGGGTCGGGTAACTCGATGTGCTTCCAGACTAGCCAGAGGAACTTCCTGAAGTCCTCCTTTAGTGGGTCTTTTTGCTCCATATTCGTAACTGCTCCTGAAATGGACGTATTTACAGCCTCTAAAAGGCTCTAGGATGGCCTCTTAGGGGCCATCTAGGGTGTCTCCGCAGGGGTAGGTGCTGAGGGCCATCAAAATTTCTGTGAGAGCCTCTGAGGGTCTTCTGAGAGGTTTATACTTTTAGTACGCAAAGACTACTTTAGGCATCTCAGGGTAGATCAGCTGCCTACAGTCAAGATGGATGAATGCTCTGTGCACTCCGATTCCGTAGAACCCCATCTCCATCGCTTGGTTCACGATGATGTACTTAAGGTCACCTGTAGTAGCAGAGACATCCGCTGCGACACCCTTAGAGTGAAACCCCGGTTTGTCCTTTTTGGCTTCAACTGGGTGTGTAACATCGCGGTAGCCTGAGGTAATTACTAAAGGGAACCCACAGCGTTCCCTGAGTTCGTCCATATACTGGAGGAAATCAAGGTTCATCTCGTTCTTCCCAGTGTGTTTACAGTCGAACTCACTGCTTTTAAAGTATTGCATGTTCAATCTACTTCATCATTAGTAAACACAGGGAGAGTATCCGCTAGTTGATCTAGTGGTGACCCCGGTTTTCTAATGCCTTCTATCTGGTTATCCTTCAGGAACTTCACTGCGACACTTAACTCAGCTGCCGTAGCTTCACCTGTACGTACACGATTCAGTAGGTCCTTAGCGACCTCGATGTGGAGGTCCTCAAAGAGACCCTCTAGGATGTTAGGATTGCCAGACATGACAGACCTCCGACACTTACAGCACCCCAAGCCCACTCAGCTTTCTCTGTATCCCACTCCGTCGAAGGGACGAAGTAGACAACAGCCTTGAGGCAACCCAAGATCGCAACCATGAGTCCTACGAGTGGATCGAACACAACCGACGTTAGGATTCCAATCGGGGCAGTCATAGAAACCCCTGTGAGGGCCATCCCTATGAACCGAGTCTTCTCGTCCATTGGGCTTTTGATCTTCGCTGTGATCCACTTGAATACCTCGTTGTCGATGTTCTCTTGCATAGAACAAGGCCAGTAGCGTCTTGGAAAGTATGAGCCGTGACCCACAACGATCCCGAAGTAAGCTAAGGGTGGCACTAGGACAGCCCAGAGTTCTAACAATGGGATCATGGCTAGACCTACGGCAGTCGCATAGAGTCCTCGACGTACAATACGAGGCTCTACGATGGCCGGGAAGGAGTTCCCATTCATTCCTCTCCAGCGGTACGTGAAGGCACCCATGATGGAGAAGATTATTGGTAGGAGGGAGGTCATTCGGGAGTGCCTTTCTTCTTGAGGCTTCTTCCCACGCTCTCTGTCAGTCCACCACCGAAGTAGAAGATCACAATCGCAAGCATGATCTCCCCAATGTAGAACTCAGAGAGTAGAGACTTCACCTCATCAATATTCTGAGCCTTCCCAAGTAGCACCAAGGCTAACGTCAGGAAGAACGTGAAGAGGAACGTGAAGGAGAACATGAGAGCCAGATATCTTTGCGCGACCTTAAATGGCGCATAGGCTTTCATCAGGTCGATCTTGGCTTTGGTCTTAGACTCTCTTGCTTCCTCATCAGAGGTGTAAGCGTCATCAATTAGTTCCATCCCTTTCTCAAGAACTTTACCGTTCCCAAGGATGGAACCAACTGCACTAATAATGGAGAGTAACATTTAAACCTCTTGTCCACTTTTAGGGACCACCAGTACGAACGCATCTGAGTCATCAAGCATCTCAATTGTCCACGCTTCACCCTTCCCGAAGGCCCCATTAAAGCTAAACTGGTGTTGCTTCAGTACGACACCCATAGGGCGGGGGAAGATGTCACAGGAGCCACTCCTTGTGTACATATAAAGCACCTTGAAGTAGGCGTCCTCAGAGGGTGAACCAGCGATAAGCATGAGTGCCTTAGGGTCTGTACAGGCCCAAATGACACTTACGGTTTCGTTAGTGGAATACGTGGGTTTACCGTGGGTGTACTCTAGGTTCACATTGGGTAGAGGTTCAGGTGTATCAGAGGCTCCCTGAGTGGTCTGACATACAGACAAAAAGAAAGCCACCGCAAGGGTGGCGAGAATCGTTTTCATGTTGTGCTCCGAAAATGACCCTCCCTGTTTTACACAAGGAGGGCCAGTAGTTTATCGTTTATCTGTGGCCTACTGTTGTATTCCAGATGTACGCAATGAGTGACGTAACGATTGCACCGAGAACCCATAAGCCTTTCGTTAGGAACGACTTGTTGAGCCTTTCCTCTTTCATTACGTATTTCTGTACATCAATCCGTAGGAGGTCGACTTTGGAATCTACCTTACTCACTTCATTGATAATTTCACTGTTACGTTCACGTTGATATAGCTCAAATGCGTCGAGCTTCTGTGCTCGTACAGCCTGACCGCGACGAAGTTCTTCGATAGCCGCCCAGACTTTATCTTCACTTTCTAGTCTGTCTTCCATCACCGTCCCATTCTGTTGTCAATGCCGCCGACAATCTCTTTCAGATCACCAGCGGTCTCGACCAGTTTTTTTGCCCCGGCAATGGCTAATCCAATCGTTACCGGGTCCATAATCAGTCAGGCTCCGCGATGGTCAATTCCCCAGCTTCAACAAGGCGCATGATTTCTTGGTAATCTGTGTTGTTAGGGTCTGTGGGAATATACAAGACTCCATCATTTGCCAAAATCCCCGTATGGTCTGCGTTAAGCCATTGCAAATTATAATACATTTTTATAACTCCGCCGCCGCCTGAATACTGTCATCAGTGTAAAGGTAGGCTGGGTTGTATGTTGTCGCCGACGAATAGCCGCCGATCTGCATATTAACACCATATTCTGATGCATCGGCAGCATTAAACGCAGCAGTTCCAGTCGATTTAGTTGCGACACCACATTCGACGATTTGAAGGCTGGTATTGAGGATTGTCATGGTCGGGTTCGCTCTCATGGGAACAGTGAAGTACCAATGAAGGTTGGCAGTAGAAGCACTTTGCCATAGCCCAGCAGCAGACGAGCGTTGAGCAATCTGATAATACCGTTGGCACTTCGCCAATGCCGTACTGTAGTCATCAGGCACAAAGTCCGTGGCAGTGGAGCCGACTTCCAATTTGACGCCTGTCAGGTAGAAGTTGTTGGCGGTGTTGTCCATGCAGTTTGCAGCGCCAGAGGCAGAAGTAAGGATGCCAGCCTGCCAAGCGTCCGCAGTACCTTCGTAGTTAGAGCCTACGCCAAGGCCAAAGGATATGTTGAGTCCGATGCCGTTGGTTGCGCCGACCCAAGTGCCAGTAACGTCACCACTGAGCGTTATCGTTTTCTTTTCCCAAGTGTTTGCAGAGGTCACGGTGTACGAGGCGGGGTATGACCTGTTTACTGCCGCGTTATAAAACACCACATGGTGCGTTCCTGTTTTTGGAGACTTGACCCAAAATGACAGGGTTACTGTCGCGGCATCGCTGGCACCAAAACCTAGATGAGCAGTGTTAAAGCCTTCAATGGGTTGGATAATAGAATACGTGTCGGTAGCCCCCAAAGAAGCATCGGCAGTTGTGACGTCTATCTTCATTGAAGTTTTAAAATCAATGCCCGCCTCTGCGATTGTTGGAACATCCGTGTCCTGCGTGATGGTTACGGCACCGCTGCCGGAAAAGTTCCAATAAAAGCGATCTAATGTATAGCTGCCGCTAGACGGTGACGCAAAAGACGTACCCCTCTGAGCCAGAGCCATGTTGCCGTTGATGATGAGGTTAGGATTGGCCGGGGATACCGCTAACGCAGCTATGGCAGCAGCAGCGCCAGCAGGGGTAACAGCACGAACGGTGTCTGTGCCAGCTTCAGCCTCTGCTGTTGTAGCTAACTCAACAACCCCAGCCGTGCTTTCAGACGCTGCAACTTCGTCGCCAGTGTTTGTGCCACTCAAGTTATTTGCAGTCAGATCACCGCTGTCGTTGATCGTGACGCCGCTGTTCTGCACAAGCTGGCCGGACGTGCCGTCCCAGCGCACAACTGCATTGTCGGTCGCAGAACCGGGGCCAGATACATCACCAGACCCAGCACCGTCAGCACCTTTGTCACCGGAACGAGTAAAGCCGATAAAAGTATCTTCGCCATCTGCAAACGTGCCGCTAGACGCTACGTGCGTCACAGCAATCTGGAACCAACCTGTGTTGTCTGTCAGGCCAGTAATGTTAAAGGTAGCAACATCACCGCCACCAGTACGGAAGACCAGCGTGCCTTTTACTGTGTTGGTGCTATCGTCAAACAGAGCAATGTAAGCAGACTGATCGACGCCGTTCTTATCTAAATCGTCGATGGCAATCGCCGTGACGCTGGCCACCGTGGCGTTGTTAAACCGGACGTTGCCGCTGCCGGGATCAGCCATTGCCGTGGTCGTTGAGAAGTCGTAACCGATCACTTGTGCCGCAACAGATGATACGTCGCCGCTAATCCCAGCCACCGTAGTCACGTCAGATGAGATGCCAGCAACCGTTGTTACGTTAGCAGAGATGCCAGCCACCGTACCAATGTCAGTGCCATCAGCAGCGACCGTTGTTACATCAGATGAAATCCCTGCAACAGTCGTGACGTCAGTATCAATAGCTGCAACCGAGTTAATATTGGAAGCGTTGGCAACGGCAGCGTCGATGTTGGTTTGGTCGGCGCTAGTAGGTGTAGTTTGCTTCCAAGCCGTATTACCTAGATCGTAAAATTTCATTACGTTAAGGGTTGTGTCAAAATACAACGCGCCGTCAATTAGCGCATCACCATCGTTATCAAGGGTTGGGTCGCTTGCTTTTGCACCAAGGTAACGGTCATCAAAGTTGTCGTAAGTCGTCGCTGCTGCTGCCTCTGATGCCGCTGCTGCTAACTCAGAGTTATACGCTGCTGCCGCTGAGTTTGACGCTGAGGATGCACTCGCAGAGGCTGACGCTGCATTCGATGCGTTAAGAGCAACAGCAGACGCCAACGTAGATGAATCTCCAGTGTCCACGTAGTTCTTAGTGGCAGCATCCTGTGCATCCGTAGGGTCAGCTACGTTCTTGATTTGCTGAGACGTAGCGTCAAACTCAATCCCATTAGTTCTCATAGAGTTTGTTGCATCATCAGCTGCTTCTTGGACAGCGTACAACAGCTGATCATTCTGGTCGTTGTGAAGAGCCGCCGTCTGGACAGACCCGTCAACGAAAGTCGTAGTTTTAGAGGAAATCGGAGTGTTCCGAGTGATGATAACATCACCCGTGGGTGCTGGGGAGATACGGACAGTTGACGCTGATGGGAGCGTGAACGAGGTGCTTACCCCGTCCACGGTCACCGATAGATCACTTGAATCTAAATACCCGAAGGATATTGCGTAGTCCGTGACTGACCCCGTCTGACCCGGATAGGAGACGGAAGCAAAAGCCATGTTAATTCCTTAGAAATTCTGGAAGTAGTTTATCGTCCACAAGGTTAGGACTGAGTTTGAAGGCTCTAGCCTTAGCGATAACTTCAGCTGGGAGTACATACTGAAGTTCAGGGTTTTCCTGAATTAGCGTGTAGTAGGCAGCTTCACGGTAAGCCTTAATTATATTACCCATTATCTCTGTGCGAGGTCCGGGTTTACCATTAGCTCCGTAACCGCCGTCCTTATAAGCGTTAGACTCAAAGGCAGCAGCGAGTGTTTGCTCTAGTGTCTTACCGTTGAATACTACAGTACCACTGAGTTCCTTCCAGCGGTCATACGCTGAGCGAACCCCTGCGTTACCCTCTAAGACGTTCCCAGCTTTATCGGTGCGGGGAGCCTTAGCCGTGTACTTCGCTAGGTTAATCCCATCTTTTTTCTCAGAGGGGAAACTGAAGGACATCCCAGAGAACTTCTCAGCGGTGAAGATTTCCTCCAACACTGGGTTATCATTAGGATTCCTCGCTGCCGTGATGAGCCAATCCGCTGCTGGAGTACGCTCAATGCGGTTCCCTAAGCGATCCCTGACGGTATCATTCGGAACAACATCAAGGTAACCCTCGAGTCCTTTGAAGAGCGTGTCAGTGAACACTGAGCCTGTAGCGCTAGTCTTTTCTTGCTCAAACTCATTATCAAGCATCATCCCCTTCTTAGCGATATTAGGGATAAGAGTGCCTGTCTCACGGGCTAACATTCTGATGAACTCTTCGCCAACTTTGGAGTCACCTGAGGAGACATCACCAGCAAACGTGAGCCACTTATCAAACCCTTCCATCATAGGGGAGCTTGTGGCTGACCCAATGAATGCCATGAACGCTGACGATAGTACGTTATCAATTTGTTGTTGGTGAGAGATGTAGCGATCATAACTGTTCGCCATCATCTTGTTCTTACGCTCAACAACAGTAGCGATCATACGCAGAGGTGTAGCGAAAGGTTCCCACTGAGAGTAGTTGTACCACTCGCCGTTAATCTTAATGGATTCAGCTGGGATGTTTGTCTCTTTGTAGAACTCACGATCCTCACGGTCATAAGACCCAGTAATTAACCCTTGTTCAGCTAGAGTCCACGCAGTTGTGACGTAGGCCATACCTGCCATCATCTCGCCACGAGCGCGGTATTTAGCCATAGCGCCGTTGTGACCTAGTAGGTCATGGCGATACCTAGAGCCTAACACATTGAAACCCGGAGAGAGCCTCATACCCTGCTCGATTAGACGCATGGGTGTCCTATAGAACGGAGTAACGACAATACGCATAATAGGGTTCCAGTTAAGAACTGACTGACCGCTAGCGAGGAGACGCTCCATGCCATACTGAGATTTAGCATCAAAGTCCTTGGTGAAGGTGCGAATCTCAGCCAACTCACGGGCCTGTGGGTTGATACCCCAGCCATCTTTATCATACGATGCCTCGAGATATTGCCTTAGGAACGCTTCACGCTCCTTACCCTTAAGACCCTTAGCGCTTGCCGCTTTGTTAGCCTCGAGAGAAACAGCTGCCCCGTAGTTTAACTCTTTGAAGGCAGTATCAGTTGCCACCAAGATGCGCCCAGCGAGACGCCATACTTGACCACCATACTTATTAGGGATGATGTCTGTGGCGTTGTTCTCTGCTCGAGAACCTGAGCCTGTAACACGAGTCTCACCTGTCTTGAACGCAAGCCCAGCTTCACGGATAGCTCTAGTTAAGTTACGAGCCATACCAGCGTACTGATTGGTTACATGAGATAGAGCACCCTTCTCAAATGAGACAGCTTTTCCTGCACCCTCAATCAGTGGGTTAATTGCAGTCATGAGTCCAGCTGTAGCTAGGTTGATCTCCATTGTCTTAGGGCCTGAGAGGAGACCAGCTGACGTTCTGTATTCGTTGATACCCTCAAGTACCTGCCGGATACCCTCAGCTTTCTCTTTAGTGTAAACTCTCTTAGCAAGCTCTTGACCGTCAGCACCTTTAAGAATCTCATCCACGATTTCTTCAGCATCACGGATGTTAATACCCATCTTTCTCAGACGGGTAATCTGGTCGATCATGAAGGTCTGCTTTGTGACCTTCTTACGCTTCTTCTCAATGGTTTTCTCAAGTGGAGCATCAGTTAAGTTAAGGTTTGCCGCCAGCTTCTCAGAGAACTTTGAAGGTTTAGCTTTGCGTGCCTGTAGGATAGAGCCTGATAGGGAGCCAATCTCAGCGTCAAACTGAGTGAGTTCAAGCCACCTAGCTAGGTTGGCGTCATACTCATCAGTGAGGGCTAGGACAACCTCCATGTCTTTCTCAGCGAGTGCTTTGTCCATAGCTTGCTTGAGAGCCTTACGGTGGAGATCAACAGCATCCACAGCGATCTTAGAGGCAAAGTTGAGTGCACCTAAGTCTTTCGCAGGGACGTTCTCATTGATCATATCAACAAGGTTCTGGACGTTCTCACCAGAGTTCATCTTTTCGATGATCTGCTGGGAAAACTCTCTGGCTTTAGGGAGGAGTTCTTCTCGAGTTGAACCGAAGGACACATAAGTAGCGTCATTGTCAAACGAGTCGAAAGTCTCACGGAGGGAAGACATGAACAACGTATCGTTCATCCCTTTGTTAGTACCTCTGGACTCCCACATCTCAGCTGCTGCTTCATTAGCTGCTGTACGCGCGTCCACGAGATAATCAGGGACATCTTCCATGTCAGCGTTACGAGCGCCAGCTGCTGCTGACTCGATGGTCGTATCAAGTTCCTCAGGGGTAACCACGAGACGTTGGTCAGCTGCTGGGGTTACTTCCTCAACAGTCTCCTCAACGACTTCTTTGGTTTTGGACAGAGTTGTCTCTTCCTCGACCTTAAGCTGAGCCTCTTTGACTTTAACCTGAGCTTCTTTAACTGCTTGTTCAGCTATCTTCTTAACCTGAGTCTTCTCAGCCTCAGAAATAGGCTTATCAAGGAAAGCCTTCTTACCTAACTTCAACGCTGCCATCACTGAGTCAGTGACAATACCAATACCTGCACCCTCAAGTGCACGTTTGGCTCTACGCTCCCAATCACTATCGTCTTCGTCTACGAGCCACTCTTTGAAGCCTTGGGTATCAATACCGAACTCTTCAAGTGTCTCGACGACAAGAGGATCATCAGGGTCAAACGCAAAGGCATCTGATAAGGCACCTCGTGCCATAACGACAGCAAACTTAGAACCCTTGAAGGCACCATTGAGTGCCTTAAGAGGTGCAGCTAGACCGTACCCTCCGACAAACTGAGAGGCACCCTCAACGAACTTACCGGGAGCAGTCTCAGCGGTACCAGTGAGGTCTCTCGCTGCGTCACCTGCGTTAAAGAAGTCACTGTCCAAAAAGTCAGGCTTAATATCGAAATACTCAAGACCACCCTCAACTGCTTCCTCAAGGCTCTGTGCGGTTTCATCAAGAAACCCAGCGAGTCCTCTAGGTACAGCTAGAGCCGTATCAACAGCGTAGTCACCCCAAGTAACCATGCTAGCTTCAGCAGCGCCGACACCGTAAGTGTCATCAAACGTCTGCCTGAACTTTTCATCCTCAGGGTTCTCACGGAGGTAATCAATGTGGCGCTGAGGAGGACCATCAACCATTTCTTGAGCGCGTAACGCTGCGTTGTTGCCTTTGAGTGATTTAGATAGGACACCCGGAGCTAATGTACGCAGGTTCTCGTCAGAACGGATTTCCTCAAGCTGCTCCCAAGTGGGTTTGCCTGAGTCTTCTTCTTTAGGTGTAACTTGAGGTTCCATTAACGTGCCTTACTGTGATTGATTGGCTTCAATAAGCGCGTCCAGTGCAGACCTACCGCTTTCCGTTGAGCCGCCTGAAGCTGGTTGTTGTGGTTGCTGACCGCTAACCTGCGCGGCAGAGTTGATCTTATTGTTGTACTCATCAGTGATCGTTTTGATGGCATCTTCCAACTCAGCCCTGAACTCTCTGTCCCTTATGTTGAAGGGTTGTCCTTGTTCACGCGCTTTAGAGATGTGATCCACTAAGATGCGATCTTTACTGCGATTCCACAGCCGAAGAGCTTTTGAACGCTCACGAGACTCTAGTGCAGGGTCATTGAGGTTCATAAGTGTAGTGGCTAGTGTTCCCTTTGGATCAAGAAAGCTCTCTTTAAGTTCTAGGTCATAGTCCTTAACGATAGCGTGATCGAGATAGGGGAGCTTCATGTTAGTCTCTTCTATGAAGTCACCTGCCTCAGCCGCAACACCGGGACGCTGGAAGTACCCATTCTCAAGATGCTGGTTGTACAAGGCTCTCGCCTCGCTTACATCACCAGTAGCAATCATGTCAGCTGCTTCAGACTTAAACTTAGTCAGGCGGTCTTGCTCAGTGGTTTTATCCAGAGTGATTATGTTCTGACCTTGAGATTCAAACAGAGGTTTCAACTTCTCGAATGCCTCAGGGTCTATCGAAATACTCTGATTAACTAACTGAGCGCCATCAGGTGTACGCAAGAAGTTAGGGTCCTGAAGTGTACCCTGAAGAATCTTCCTGTTAGTCTGGAAGGTGTTCTCGATCCGCTCATTGCGTAGTCTTGTGAGTCGAGAATTGATTGCGCTAAGAACTTTCTGCTTATCACTTTCGATACGCCCATTGATCTCAGCGTTACGCTCTTTACGAGGGAACGAGTTCAGGAGATCAATAGGGTCTGAGTCACCTTGTCCACCCTCATTAGCTAAACGAACAGCTTCTTGAAGGTATGTGTTGTAAGCTGCCTCTCTAGCTTTCTTAGGGTCCATCCCCTTAACATTCACTGCCTCTTGAATTACGTTAGATGTTTCATTCACAAGAGTAGTGTGAGGAGAGTTAGAGCCTTTGAACACTCCCGTACCTGCTTTATAAGCTTGGAACAGGTTGTTCGTTTCTTTAGAGAGTAGATCAAGAGTCTCACGCTCGAGAGTCCCGCGCATGTTCTTCACATGGATAGAGTTTAGGTTCTGTTGGAGACCGGGGAGTGATTCCATTAAGCCAGCACGAGTGTACTGATCGTTAATCTGCATTTCCTGCATTACTTCAGAGAGGTTATCTCTGTACCACTCTTGGTATTCCTCAGGTCTCGTAGAGTTCTGAATACCGGAGGACTCATAACGCTTGGTCATCTCTTGTTGGATATCGAGTGCCTTAGAGCGACCCTCGCCTACCCTGAAACCTTGCATCCAGAAGGTAGACTGATCAGGAGGTATCTCACCTTTGCGGATACGAGTACCGTCTTTAAGGATACCCGTGGTTCTCGCTGCGATACCAGCTTCAATCTCTTCCTTCTTATACTGTTCCACCATTGGCTTAGCTGTTTTCAAAACTACACCAAGTGAATTAGCTAGAGACTCTGCGCGTTTAGCGCCTGATAAATTAGGAGCTACCCTCTGGAACGTATCAAATGTACGTGCCTGAGATGCAGCTGGTGCGATTCTACGTTGAGCCATTTAGCCCTCTCTATATTACAGACATAGGAGTTCCACCCTTAAGTGGGTTCACCCCTGTGAATCCATCTTTGATCTTAAGGGCTGAGAAGTCGCCGCCGCCAGCTGTGTAACCCTGCGCGGCCCCCATGACAGTCCCTACGACACCCTCGAGTGCGCTAGGACCTGAAACGAACGGTGTTGCTGCAATACGAGCGTTACCTTGATCAGTCGCTGCGTTTACACCTGCTGTGAAATCAAGACGGGTATTCTCTTGTGCATCTTTAGTGCGGTACACGTTACGTGCACCCTTCTGAGCCTCAGCAGCGATCATAGCGTCTACAGATGCTCCATCGACACCTGAGGTCCCGCCGATAACCTCAGCAGCTGCCATAGCTGCGCGTTTTTCTAAGGTAGCATCAAAGCCTTCTTCAACATTTACTCGAGACTCCTCTACGAACTTACGGGTCTCTTGAGTTTGTTGGTTAATAGTGCTCTGACGGGCGCTATCGTGAGTAGCTGCTGCTGCGTCATTAGTGGCATCAGCTTCATCTACAGCGGATTGGTGAGCCATAGCTGCACTCGCTGCGCCTAAGATCGTCATACCGATAGTAACTGGTTCACACATTTAGGTGTTCCCTCATAATAATGAACTCATAGAAATACTCTCCGTTTACACCTCGAGGTGTCTTAGAGAGAAAGATTGCCCCGCACCAGCGAAGCCACCTATGGTGAAGGTCGTTGTCTGCGAATGTGTAGTTCCACAAAGCGTCCTTACCAGACACTTCATGTACCTCTTCAATGGCACCCTTACAGTTCCTAAGGAATGTCATTGGGTACTTTTCAATCTCTTTGGTGCCTAGCATCCAGATGGACGCAATAGGAGCATCACTCCAATCAGCCCCAAAGATACCGACAGGTCTACCGCGCTCAGGCTCGATTAGCGTTCTAACGTACAAAGAAGATGCACCTGTAGTTATCGCCTCGAGCGGCGTCTTACCCGCTGCCTCAACCTCCCTTACATCTTGGTCGCGTAAGTTTGAAGCAAGGTACTGGATATCCGAAGAGTAGACCTGCCGAAGATAGTTCATACTTAGAGTCTCCGAGTGTATGGCGTGTACATGGCTTCCCATTCCACAGCAGAGAAGTTTGAGGGGAAGGGTTTATCATTAGTAACCTTCACGTTGATCCTCAGGTTCTCACCGGGAATAGCCACACGGAACTCACCGTCCTCTGTGTTGACATCACCAAGTATGTTGTTGTTTGAACCGAACACGTTACCTGTGAATGCTGAGGTGAATGTGTTCCCATTCGTGTCAGTAAACTCAACATCGAAGTAGGCAGTGTTCTGGAAGAGTAAGGACAGATAACGCATCTGTAGCCTACCGTCCTGAACAGCCTGTTCGCCGTCTCTCAGGTAAATCGGATTTAGTTCGTATTCAAACGTGTAGGGTACACCTATGTAGTAGTTCTCTGCTGTCAGATCGACACCAATGAACGTAGCTGTGTTCCCTGTAGTGGATGATGGGTCAATGATGACGCCAGCATCGTAGTTAGGACTTCCAGTTCTAGTCACCAACTGGACAGTCTCAGAGCCTTGTAGTTCGTAAGGTAGAGTGATCACCGTATCAGACCCCACCAGTGCAGGTGTAGACACGGTTTCATTGGTTCTCCTATCTAGGAGAATGCCAACATTATCGAACTCAGCAACAAGAGACTCTTGGAAGTTGATGATCTCAAGGTAAACACCCTCAGTCTTCTTAACGATAAGATAGAGGTCGTTATTTTGGAACTCACCGCCGTAGAACTCTGTGTCCTCCGACCACTCCCAGAGTGTCCAAGCGCTTTGGACTTTACCTTCGTTACCCCAATAGTATTTGTAAATGTAGATACCGTGAGGGTCACCTGAGGTGAAGAACGCCACAGCCTCTTCGTTTGTAGAGGTGGTCATCGAAGTTACACCGCTAGGGAGAAACTTAGGGACCTGAACTGTGATGTTAGCTGCCTCACCTACACCCTCGTTGTTGGAGATGTAGTATTCTCTGACAGAGGCGTAGTTGTATGAGGATGCGTCATCTACAAACACAACATTAGAACCTACTAGCTTAGGCTCGACTACTGTTGAGGTTTTGTACTGAGACGCGATAACCATCTGAACGTCTCTAGGAGAGAGTAGCTCAGAATCTGTCAGTTTGAATTGGGTCTTATCAGAGAACAAGAGAAGGTTCTCGTTGAATGGAACCCCGTGATACATGTTTGATACACGTATGTTCGTTGAGGCTACGTCTATTGGTTCACTGTCCAGTAGCTGAACTAGGGACTGCCTGTAGAAGGTCTCAAACTCACCCACTTTAGACATCACTACGTTCTCATCCGTAAGGAGAACCATACGGTTTTTGTAAACGAATAAACTCTGTAGCGTTTGGTTTACGAACGTAGGGTCAGGAGCGCTTTCAGCATCCCCTGCTACTCGTCCGGGCCAAGTGGTCTTCTGGAAGGTCCACGTACCTGCTCCACCATCAACAAGGATGTGGGGCATTGTGGTGTCAGTGAGTTGAACATTCTCGCCATAGCCAAACGTCTCTACCCATACGCCGTCGTTGAATACTACGTAGTAATCATCACCAGCTTCCTCTACGTCACCTTGGACACGCACAAGGCGTCCTTCAGCATCGTAAGGAGGTAGGTCAGAGAATTTATCAACAGTGTCCTTGAAGGCGCGAGTACCTGCATCACCAAAGCCATCTTTAGCCCTGACAACATCACCAGTTCCCAGACCTGTGATTGATACGGTAGAGGAGATAGCCACTGCCGTGTAACCAGCGCCACTCAACGTGGTAGCTAGGTTAGACGCAATGGTGTCAGTGCCTTCAACAGTAGTGTTATTCGTAAGGAAGTTAGCAACCAACACGTTGTTGATGTACACAGAGTAGTTCTTATTCGCTACAGCCTGTTTGATGTAGATCGAGGCTGTGGTCTCAGGGTTTAACCTAGAGCCATCCTCAGCTACAGCTGTAGTGGTCACTGTCTTTGTTTTGTTTAGGACGAACACAGTGTCTGCAATCGTCAGACAACGGAAGTCTTTCTCAGGTTCAGATGAGGTCAGGTAGGATTTACCATCAGGGAAGTTAACAGTTTCCTCAGTGCCATCTGAATTAAAAACTTTAAGATCACCATTAGTGATCGTTACGATATCTGTTCCTTTACCAATCCTGTTGAAGATATGGGTCTTCATTCCGTCTGCTGGGGGAGAGGTGTATAACTTCGCTACATAAGAGGAGGGAGGACGTTTCTGTAGACCGTTCACTACACTAGGGTAGGCATTCTTAAGGTCTTTAGCGGAGTTGACTGTGCGAAGCGAGGGCGCTTGCTGTGAGATACCCCCGATAAGGTTGGGGATCGAATTTGATACTAGAGGCATTAAGACCTCCAGTAGCTAAAGGAGCGTCTATCAAGAGAACGAGCCATAGACACGGAATCTGTGCCTACGTTGCGTCGAGCATTGGCATTCTCATCTTGTCTGAGGAGAGCCAGTGACTTCGCTTCATCGTCTCTGTTTTGAGCAGAAATGGATTGGGTCCCTAGCTTACGCTCTTGGAAGATACGTGAAGCCAGTAGAGTAATATAGCGTCGAGCGGTCTCTGGGAGTACCTCAAAGTCCAACTCATAAATAATCTCAAGTTCAGCATTCGCAGTGAACGTGAACGTATTCTCGAAATCAGTAGCATTATAAAGCTTACCGTTTCGGTATGTGTAAGCTTTACCTGCATCGACACCAGCTGAGCGTACACTCATGGTGTTAGCAGGTAGGGCGATCTCGCTGTCACCATTAGGAGACAAACGGACTCTCTCAGTATTCCAAAAGTAACCTCTGGATTGAACTTGGCGTGAAGCCTCACGGAGTACGATCTGTGCAGTGGAAGCGTCGAGACCTAAGGTTCCCGTGAGTGTATTCACAGGGTTTTCACCTATGTTCGTCAGCATGACGTTCACAGCATTAAGCTCAGAGGTTGGATTGAGGGTTTCAGCCATAAAGAATCTCCAAAGAAGAAAAAGAGAGGAACCCGGAGGTCCCTCTCAATTCTAAAAGTGATTAGGCGGTGCCTTCGCCGCCATACAAGCACTCAGGGCGCAGAACGCCATGACCGCAAGCCATACGGGTCACCATGAGGGTGCCTTGGCGTTCGATCTGGTATTCGCTCTCAGAGGCGAGGTCCATCAGGTGAACCGAACCAAGAGCTTGCTTCTGCATAGCCAAGAAGCTGTAGGCCGAAGCATCGACCGTGTAGTCAGTCGTAGCGGAACCAGCTTGCGAACCCGGAAGGGTGGCAACACCGTGGTTCAGCGCCATGTTGTTCGTCGGGACGATTTCCATACCAGCAACACGGAAGATGTTACCAGCAGCTTTCGAGCCTTCGCCACCGAAGTCACGGTCCAAGAATGAGCCGTCTTTGATGAGGTCCCAGTAAACCGTAGGCGTCACGAAGACGAAGCGGTCCATTTGCGGGATGTTAGCGCCATCAAAGTATTTTGCTGCGCTGTAGATGCCGTCAATGATCGTCGAGATCGTTGGCGTTGCACCCAATGCTTCACGCTGAGCAGCACCTTGTTCAGTGACTGCACCGGACGTGCCAGCTTCAACAGCCTTGAGCGCGATAGCGAACAGGTGTTGGTCGTAGGTTTGAGCGAGGATGTCGCCCATTTGAACGGTGTATTCCGAACGAACTTCGTAGTGACGCTTGGCGTCTTCGTAGTTCGACATGAACACGTCAGATACGAGCAGGTCATCAATCGTGATGACTTTCTCACCGTGGTTGACAGACTGACCAAGGATTACTTCACCCGGAGTGTGGTAACCTGCGTCCATCTTGCCAATGGCAGGGAATTGAGCGGAAGAACCGCTAGAGATGTTACGGATGCGCTGACGCTCTTTCAGAACGGTTTTCTTGTTGAAAGATGCCAGAACTTCGCCCGACCAGACCTTCAGAAAGAGGCTATCGGAATCACCCGGACCTGCCGGGACACCAGCGTTGGTGCTAGAAAAAGTACGAGCCATAATTAATGGTTCCTTTGAATGAAGATGATTTGAGTGTGCAAATCACCCACAGACTTTCGGAACTCTTGGAAGTTATCCCCGAAGGGGCTTCTTAAAGTATCACTTTAGTCTCATGAGTATTGCGGAGTGATACCCGCTTAGGGTGGGGAGCTACCCCATTGGGTTCCTAAGGAGGAATCCCAATAAAGCCCCCTCCCGGTAATACTCAGGTGGGAGGGGGCAAATCTCTGGTTTAACCCGTCAGAGCGCGGGAGATAATTGATCACCTCCCCTCGAATAACTAGAACCTCGATTACTTATTACGGCCTCTGTTCTTAGAGGGCGATTGAATCCGAAGATTGCTAAGCGCATTATTCTTGGGGTTTCTGTCCTTGTGATCGATATCTCTCCCTGCTAGGGCGGCCTTACCGTGCTTCTTTACCATCTTACGCCGAGCAGCTTTACGTGCATCGTTGCGCCGACGTTGTTCTGGTTTGGAGTGGTAACGCTCATATTCTTTTTTGTAGTCACGAGCCATGAGAGACTCTCCTTGGCTTACATGATGTCGGAACGTGCCAACTTCTGTTCGACCTTGGAGCGGAACGCTGGGTCATTGTGATACTTAGGATCGTTCATGTCAGACAGTAGCTGCGACATGGATTCATAAGTAGCACCTGAAGTAGACGCTGAGTTACCAGTGATCTGAGTTTCAGGCTCAACATCTGCCTCAGCTTCGTAACGGGCTTTAAGACCCTTAACCGCCAAGAGCATCTGATTGCGATCACCAGAGGTAACTGCTGAGTTAAACGTGTCGATCTCGCCTTCCTCGAAGGTGTCAGCTGCCCATTGAACCATCTCTTCATAGGTTTCCTGACCACCTACCTCAGAGTAAACTGAGTTGGTGATCTGGGAGCTAACCGCTTGTTGACCTTTGATGTACTGATCAACAAGTGATTTAGGAATACCAGCGTCTTCAAGGGACTTATAGGATGCCTCTGAGAGTTCACCCTTCTCAGCGAACTCACTAGAGAGGGCGTCAAAGTTCAAACCTGCGTTATTCACCACTTCCTCAGCGGTTTCACCTTCAGGATTAACTTCTTCCTCTTTACCAGAGGACTTGGCTTTCTCTAGTTCACTGTAGCTTTTAGCGAGGGCTTCAACATTCACCTCACCCTTCTCATCGTCCCAGAACTTCTCAGGGATATGCTCAGGTCGCTCAGCGGCAACCGGGGCTTCCTCTTCAGCAGGTGCAGACGCATCTACCTCATTTCCGTTCTCATCGAGAATGCCTAGTTCCTTAGCGGATTCCTCAAGGGTAGGCCCTGAGGTCTCCTCTGCTGTATTGATTTCTACACGTTCAACCACGTTTATTCTGCTCCTTTGGTTGCAGCATCCACAGCGCCTTTAGCTGCTGGGCCTACTGCTTGCTTAACCATGTCCATCATTTGTGCATTCTGGGCTTGTTGTTGTGCCGCTTGTTGCTCCTGAGCGATCTGCTCAGCTGATTTCACAAGACCATCCATGTCGATGCCCAGAGATGTCCCACCACGTTTGATGAGGTCATCAATGTTCAATCGACTGATGCCTTGCTCACCTAGAGGCATAATGACCTCTTTGATGAACACTTGTATTTTAGTTAGGTCGTGACCTCGACCAAGAGCCTCAAGCCCTGTGGTAATCTGAGGTTCGACAACACCTTTAGGTAATTTAGGTAACCGCTTCTCTTTCTCCATGCGGTCCTCAGTGCGTTGCACGAGAGGTAGCTGGAGTTCCTGTGAGAAGTTAGCGAAGTTACCACCTAGTGCATCCTCAAGCTCCTGAGCCATCCGTCTGATTTCCTCAGCGGTGACACGTTCAGCCTGACGCTGGATAGCACTGTTCAACAAGAAGGCGAATGAGAGCCGCTGAATGGTCTCTTGGAGAACACTCTGTGCGACCCGCATGTCAGAACCCTTCTGTATCTGGAGTACAGAAACGTCCTGTTCCATACCAGTGATAACATCAAGGTTCTCAGATTCAGCTAAGTCTTTCTCCTCAGTGACACCATTAGGGTTCACTAAGAACAGAACTTTAGAGGAAGCAGCTGCACCCTCAACGACTGCACGAGATAGACCCTCAGCGGTCACGAGGTCACCTTTGTATTCCTCTACGTAGGACCTAGCCCAATCCTCACCGTCAATGAGAGACCAAGTAAGTGCCAAGAAGGGAGCTCGTTTAACATCCCAAGCACCTTCAGATTTAGGGACAATCATCCCATTGATATCTTGGTATCCACGAAACTTCTTACCGTCCCGGTAATACTTGGTGAATAACTCAAAGACGTTCTTGTCGCCCTTATCAGACTCTGAAGGGAGCATGTCCTCATCAGCGTTCTTAGGTAGAATCTCTAGGATTTCCTCAGGAAGAGCATCCTTATGGATTTCTTCCTTAATGATAACCTCAAGTACATTACCTGACGGGCCGCGCTTGATGACGTATTTGTCCATAGTGAATAGACGCATACCCTCATCTTTAGGGAATGTGACTAGAGCGTTGCCGCAGACGATCAGCTGCTTGAAAGTCTCGTTTAGTTTTGGCCGCAGACTAGAAGACTCAATCTCAGTTTGTACTGCCCGTTCCCTAGTGTTTAACGCTTCTTCAACTTTAGACCTCGCTGTGGGGTCTTGAGCTAATTCCTCTAAGGTGTAGTCATCAATAGAGTAGCGAAAGAATGGAGTGTTGGGCGGGAACAACG